AAGAAAGAAAAGGATCTTATAGATGGCAGCAAACAAGATAACAATTAAGTTTAACTCCCAGGGGGAGAGAAATTTATTAAAAGCATTAAAGAATCTTGCTAAAGCACAGGATGAATTGCTCAGGAAGACGAAGAAATTTGGAAAAGCTCAAGATGATACACGTAAAGGTGGTCGACTTTTAAATAACGCCTTTGCAACTATGCGTTCTAAGATACTTTTGTTTAACTTTGCAATGGCTCTTGGGGTAAAACAGCTTATAGGCTTTTCAAAAGAAGCTGCTAAAGTTGAATCCATGACAAGGGCTTTTAATACTTTATCAGGGGGAGCAGATAAGGGAAGTGTTGCCATTTCTAAGTTAAAAGAGGCTACAAATAATACAATGTCTGAGTTTGATTTATTTCAACAGGCAAATAATGCTATGGTTCTTGGCATTACTAAAAACTCTGATGAAATGGCTGAGATGTTTGATGTGGCACAAAGGCTTGGGCGTGCATTAGGCAAGGATACTGCACATTCAGTTGAATCACTCATTACAGGTATTGGTAGGCAATCAAGACTTATGCTTGATAATATTGGTATTATAGTCAAGGCAGATGAAGCATATGAAAAATATGCTAAAAAACTTGACACTACTGTCGATAAACTGTCTGATGCAGATAAGAAAACAGCCTTCTTGGAGGCTACAATGGAATCTGCAAGGGCAAAAGTAGCAAGTTTGGGTGCTGAAACATTATCTTCTCAGGATTCTTTTGATGCATTTTCGGCTACAATGTCAGACCTTTCGGTTGCAGTTGGAGATAAGTTAAAAAATGCTTTTACAGGAGCTATGAACGCATTTGTTGAGTTTATAAATGTTAATAAAGAAGCTGATGTGGAGGCTGCTGTTACTGGAGTAACGATTGATGGTTTGGTTTTAAGGTTAAAGCAGTTGCAAAATGAATTAGAGCCACTACAGGAATTGCTTAATTTAGATTACCCTGAATCATTTACCCCAACAGGGGCAGAAGAAAGAGCTAAAAAATTAGCTGAAGCGATTGCTGCAACCACAACGCAAATTCAGCTACTAAATAGTGAGCTTGTTATTGCCCCTGCTGAAGGGTCTATATTTGATTTATTTCCTGAGTTTGACCAAAGACTTCAAACAAATATACAGGTAATGGATAATTTCAACCAAGAAGCTGAAACCTTAATTAACGACTTCTATATCAAAAGACTTGAAGCAGGATTAGAATTTGGCACATTGGAGCAAGCAAGATTAGAGCAAGCAGCTATTGATACAATAGAAGATACCCAAGCCTTAAAGCAAGCATTGCTTGACATTGAAGATCATTTTACAGCCAAAAGAAAAGAAATCAAAGACAAAGATGACGATGATGACGATAAGAGAGCCAAAAGAAAAGAGAAGCTCAAGGATAGGACTATTTCATCTGCATTAAAATCAAGTGCTGCATTACTTGGTATAAATGAAAAGAATGTAAAAGAAGTGGCAGCATTACAGGCAGCAGCAGCCCTTGTTGATGCTTACTCAGCAGCACAATCACAGTTTAAATTAGTATCAGCAATATTGCCTGCTCCATTCCCACAGATAGCATATGCAGCATCCATAGCTCAAGGTATTGCACAAGCAGGACAGGTTACTAAAGCAGCAGGAATATTTGAAGATGGTGGTCTTGTTGGTGGTCGTAGACATTCACAAGGTGGTACTATGATAGAAGCAGAACAAGGTGAGTTTGTAATGTCAAGAAATGCTGTAAACGCTGTAGGTGTAGAAGCCATGAATAGGATCAACCAGGGTGGTGGTGCAGGCTCAGTAGTAGTAAATGTTTCAGGTAATGTTATGAGCCAAGATTATGTTGAGGGTGAATTAGCAAATCAACTGAAAGAAGCAATCAGACGTGGTGCTGACATAGGAGTTTCTTAATGCAAAACACTCAACTATATCCTGTAGTAGAGATAGATGGTACTTGGTATTCAACCAACAATGTAACTGTTGATGGCAATTACTGTAAGCCAATTCTTATGAATATCCCTTCTATCAAAGAATCAGTTGATGTAGAGTCAAGGAAGTTTAAGATTTCCAATGTATCACTTCAGTTTAACAACTTCCCTTTTGAGGGGGTTAGATTCTCTGACCAACTTTCTGAAACATCTTTAATTAATAAAGAAGCTACTATTTACTTTAAGAGCCAATCAGACCTTAGAGAAGTTTTCAAAGGCATTATTAGACGTTTATCTCACGATGATGAGAAAGTCAAGGTAGAACTTGAAGATTTAACAGAGAAAAAGGCACATAAGGATTTGCCAAGTAAAAATTTAGAGGGTAATAATGATGTTCCTGATAAATATAAGAATAAGCCAATTCCAATAGTTTATGGAGAAGTAGATAGGAGTCCTTGCGTACTGAAGGTAGCTGGAGGTACTTATATCATTCCAGACTCTCATCAAATAAAAGATTATATTTCTGAAGAAATTGATTTGATAGATAATATAATTTATCCACTATATGTATCAAATGGCAATGCGTATGCCAATGTACCAAAATATATGCTTACCAATTCTGGACACGCAAATTCTATCGGATGGGATTTAGACCAATATTTATTAGGTGAAAATATAGATGCAACAATAGGGTTTACTACAAGTACAAAGCAATATGTAGAGGAGGAATCACCATTTAATAATATTGTTTGTAATCTGTTAAGATTTGAGGAAAATGACCTATTTATAAATAACATTTTGTTCACATCATTCCTCTCAAGCTCTGATAGCTTTGATGTGCTATTGCCTCCAAGTGATTGGGTTGATGATACTACCGACTCAGCAACTGCAGTTACTTCAATAATGGATTTATCAGGTGCAGATTTCCATAATTTAACATTGGATGATGAAAGTTTTGTGCTATTTGATAATCAAAGAACGTATGAGATTGGAGGAACAGGAGCTACGTACAATATGGCTATGCCATTTTTGCATTTCAAATATGTTGTAGATAGAAGTTTTGCATTTGAATCAGAGATAGTTACTTTCTTTTTTAATGGAACAAGAATGGATAGAGATGATAATTTTGAAATCCCTGTTGGAGATTACGGTAATTATGACCCAACCCATACCTTTACAAATAATGATGATTTTTTTATGGGCGAAGGATATATTGATACTGGCTATCAGCTTATCCCTTCATCTATACAGCCAGATTTTCTTTTTCAATTCACAACCAACAATGGAACGCATTTATGGGGAGATGCAAGCCCAGCAGGCAATGACTTTGTATGTATTAAGGGAACAGATACAAATGCAGCATCAAATAATCTAACTCCAAGAGGGTTTGATGGTTTCAAGTTAGGGTTTACTAATGTAGGATTTGGAACTTTCTATCATCCACGCTCAATAACCATAAAAGTAAGGGCAAAGAATTTAGATTATTGGAGATATGGAATTTCAAAAGGGGCTACAGATAAAGACTTTTATGCCAATGTAAAAGGCAGGATAAATGCAGATAATGAAGCATTTGGAGAGGCAAATAATCCACATTTAGATGAGGATGAATTTATCCAAAATCCTATTGATATAATTTATGATTTAGTTAGAAGTGAGATTGGACACGAGAATATTGATGAAGCAGAATACATAGAGGCAAGAGATGCCCACGCTGATTGGCAATTTGGCTTTACTGTAAATAAGAAAATCTCATCAAAGAAACTTATTGAAGATATAGCTAAGTCCACTAAATGTTTCCCTAAATTCAAGAATGATGGTAGTTTTGGTTTTAATACAATTAAAGATAGTTATACTTATGAGGGGGTTGATAGTGATTATGCAGGTGCTACTCCAATTAAAGAATCAGAAGTTATATCTTATTCATTCAAAAAGACTAAGCCTGAGCAGATTTATAAGAAGGTAACTGTATCTTATAATAAAGACTATGCACAAGATTCATACTTAAAAACAGCTTTCTCTGAAGATTTAGGTGATGACCCATACTATGGGATTGAAGATTCTGCTGATGCACATTTAGAATTTGAATCAGACTATATTAGACATAAGGAAACTGCTGATGACTTAGCATCATTCCTATCAGAGCAATATAAGAATGACCATTTAATATTCAACCTTAAACTACCACTTCAATACATTGATTTAGAGATTGGGGATTTAGTTAAGTTTGAGAGTCTATTTCAGGGTGTAAAGGCTTATGGTATTGACTACAGAGTATGTGAAAAGGTTAATGAGCAATGGAGATACCCATTGTTTATGGTTACTTCTACACAGAAGAATTTAGATTCAGTATCTATTGAGTGTATGCAGTTGCACCACTTAGATATTACAAGTGCCCCTGAAGATGCTTGGAATAATTTAAACAATTCATTCCCTGATGCTGATACTGTAACCATAGAGCCTTATTTATTCGCTGCTGATGTAGTTACTACAGAATTTCAAGAAACAGATGATAGTATAGAAACAAATAATGTATTTGTATATAAGCACACCTATGGTAATCAAGGGGCTTACAATTACTGGTTAGTAAATAAGAACTTAGAAGGACTCGATTTTACAGAGCATGATGGGGATGCTGGTGAAGAAAATATTTTTTCATATCGTACTATAATTCAAATAAAAAGTGCTACTCACGCATTTATAACAAGAGTTGGAATATCTAGTAATAATATCGCCAATAGTGCAAATGGTGTTCAAGCCTTTCAGCTTTTTTTTACTAGTGGATATTCTATTTATAATGATGATGAGCTTCTTGAAAATTTCC